AGACAGGAAGCCGCCGCCATTCCTCTGGGCGTGTTCCATTGTTGCAAGTTGTTTACCTCCTTTTAATATTGCAGGAACTCTCGCATTATATCGTTGATTTCTTCGGCTATCTCGGAGGGCAGCCAATCGGATTCCCTATCAGTACCCCAAGCAAGTTTTATTTCGTTGTCGTTGGTGTCAATCCATACATTTGGACCGCCAAGCGTAACCCATAAACGGCAGCCGGTAAGCTCTTTTTGACTGTTCAGCGTGAAATCATAGTCAAGTACATCTTCGGAGATATAATCATAAAATGATTTTTGCTCCCCTTCTTCGGTGAGGGTTTCCCCTTTGTAGATTGCTTCGAGTTCCTCTCTGATGCTCTGTAAATACTTTTTGTTTTCCATTTCTTTTCCTCCTTGAATTTGTGCCGGGTTTGTGCTATAATCAAGGAGCAGCCGCCCGGCGTGGTGGTTTGTGTTGGGCGTTCCGTTGCTCTGTGGTAGGGGTTAGCGGTGCGCCCTTCTTGATTACACCGTTATTATATCATATTTGTATTTACTTGTCAATAGTAAATGCAAAACTTTTTCAAGATTTTTTGCAAATTCTTTTCAAACTCTCCCGGCGTGGCTCGTTCCGATCCTCTGCCGGGCTTCTTTTCGTCCTGCTCTGATCCGACAGGGGCGAGGGTGTACCCGTGGGGGATGTGGGGCGGCAGCCGGGGGCGGGGTGAGTGCCATAAGCACACGCCAAAAATAAAAAGAACTTTTTTGCATTTACCTCTTGACACTTGCATTTACTTGTGCTATACTAAATGCAACCGTTAAGGAGGTACGCAAAATGCAGACATTCAAAAACGCTATCGGATATGTGAGAGTTTCTACGGAGCAACAGGCTAAGGACGATAAGTTCGGAATAGATGTTCAGAAACAGGCTATTCTTCTTTTCGCCAATTCAAATGGCTATAACATAGTTGATTGGAAGGTTGACGAAATCAGCGGAGCGAAGGATGACCGTCCCGCTCTGAATGAAATCCTGTATGGTGATAACATTACCAATCCTCCTTTTGAAGCGGTCATTGTTTTTAAGAACGACCGTCTCGCTCGTGATACCAAACTGTACTTCTACTATCTCTACACTCTCGAAAAGAAGAACATTAAACTGCTCAGCACCAAGGAGGAGTTTACCGAGGGTAGTGAGTTTGCCAATATCTACCGTGCGCTTCTTCAATTCGTTGCCGAGCAGGAACGAAAGAACATTGCCATTCGTACAAGCAAGGGCAGAAGTATTAAGGCTCAATGCGGAGGTTATTCGGGCGGCAGATGTCCTTATGGATATAAGGTCAATGATGGCAGACTGATTATCAATGACGAGGAACGCCCCATTGTCGAATATGTCTTTAAGAGAATAGACGAGAATGTTCCGATGCTCACCATTGCCGATGAACTGAACGACCTTGGCTATCGCACCCGGAAAGGGACGAAGTTTCAGAACACGAGCGTTCGCAGTATCGTAAGCAACCGCCCTCTCTACGAGGGAATGTATAAGTACGGTAAGGAAATGAATTGGGTCAAGGGTGTTCACGAGCCTATCTTGGAGGTGAGAAGTGATGGCTAAGAAAAAGAAAGAAGAAAACCCGATGTTCACTAAAAAGGGTGCGTGGCTTTGGCTTCTGTGCGCTCCCGCTGCTCTCGTTGCTTCTGCTCATTACGAATCGAAAAAAGATATGAAGAAGTGGAGAAAGAAACGCCACGAAAAAGCCGTTCGGCATTGGGACGGTTGGTGGTCATAAATAATTGGCGCACATAACAGGGTGTGCGTGAACAGTCAACAGGGACTATCTTTTAGGTAGCCCCTGTTTCTTTTTGGAGGTTAAAATGGACAAAACGCTTATCCCGAAAATTTTTCAAAAAATAAAAAAGACCCCTGCGGATATTACCGCCTACGAGGACTTGTTTTCGCTCTGTCGCACCATTGAGCCGGAGGACTTTGCCCTCTCCCATTCTACCAACGAGAAACTGCGTAAAGCCATAAGTGCGGCAATCAAGAAAAGGAAAAATGTCGAGGAGTTCTTCGAGCTTTATAAGAAAACACTTCTTTTCGATGCACCGCACTTCTTTGACTCATACCTTCTCTACATAGAGATCAACCGAAAGCCGAGAGAGCGTTTTTATCAGCCACGGCGAAAAGTTTTGAAGAGGGTTGTCGATGCTCTGCAAAAACTCGTTGACGATGATTTGGACGAACTCTTTATCTCTATGCCGCCCCGTGTCGGCAAGACAACTATCCTTATGTTCTTTGTTACTTGGCTCATTGGTAGAAATAGTGAATTGTCGAATCTGTACTCGGCGTATTCGGACACTATCACCAAGGCATTTTACAATGGTGTGTTGGAGATTATCAATGACCCGGTAACTTACCTGTGGCACGATGTATTCCCGAACGCAAAACTCGTGCAGACCAACTCGCAGGACGAGACTATCAATATCGACCGAAAGAAACGATACCCCTCTCTCACTTGTCGTTCTCTTTACGGAACGCTGAACGGTGCTTGCGACTGTAACGGCTTCGAGATTTCGGATGACCTTATCGGCGGTATCGAAGAAGCATTGAACAAAGACCGTCTGATCTCCGCTTGGGGCAAGGTCGATAACAATTTGCTTCCTCGTGCGAAAGAAAAAGCAAAGATACTGTGGTGCGGTACTCGGTGGAGTATGATTGACCCCGCCGGTCTGCGTATGGAACTGCTCGAAAACGATGAGCGTTTTGCAAAAAGGCGGTATCAGATTATCAATCTTTCGGCTCTTGACGAAAACGATGAGAGCCAATTCGACTATGATTACGATGTTGGGTTTTCTACTGACTACTACCGTATGCGCCGAGCTTCTTTCGAGCGAAATAACGATATGGCTTCGTGGAACGCACAGTATATGGGTGAGCCGATAGAGCGAGACGGTGCTTTGTTCTCGCCGGGAGAGTTTAGATATTACAACGGTGAACTTCCCGAAGAAGAGCCGGACAGAATTTTTATGGCGGTTGACCCTGCGTTCGGCGGCGGCGACTTCGTGGCTTCCCCTGTGTGCTTCCAATACGGGGACGATATTTATGTTCACGATGTAGTTTACGATAACGGGGATAAGAAGATTACGCAGCCGTTACTCGCACAGGCGGTCATTACTCATAATGTTGCGGCAATGCAGATCGAAGCAAATAAGTCCACCGAAGCATATAAAGATGGCGTACAGGACGAACTCAAAAAGCAAGGTCGAAGAATCAACCTTACAACGAAAGCCGCTCCCTCCGATAAGGCAAAGTATCAGAGAATATTCGATAAAGCCCCGGACATTCGGGAAATGATGATATTTCGTGAATCGGGAAAGAGGAGCAAGGCATACAGTCTGTTTATGCAGAATGTGTTTTCATACAAGATGTTCGCTAAAAATAAGAACGATGATGCTCCCGATAGTCTTGCTATGGCAATATCTATGGTGAGGAATCCCGTATCTCGTGCAGAAGTGTTCAAACGAACATTTTGAAAAAAGTTCACACTCTCCAATGGCTTATTTTGCATAAACTACTTGACAAGCATAGGAGAATTGTGCTATAATAGATGATGAAAAAATAGGTGGGAGGAGGTACTGACCTTGGAACTGACCGGCAGACGGATTATTTACACCGATTTTGATGAAATTACAGAGGAAAATGTCCTTGCGGCATTATCCAACGCAATGGCAGTTCATAATCAAAACAGAACAGAGATTCAGTATCTCTATGATTACTATAAGGGCAATCAGCCTATCCTCAAACGCACGAAGGAGTTTCGTGAGGAGATTTGCAACAAGGTTGTCGAAAACAGAGCGAATGAGATTGTCTCGTTCAAAGTCGGCTACCTTATGGGAGAGCCTGTTCAATATGTCAACCGTGGAAACGGTGATGATACTGCTCTCTCCGATGCAATTAACACTTTGAATGAGTATGTGTTCGCTGAGGATAAGGCGGCAAAGGATAAGGAACTTGCAGATTGGTTTACCATCTGCGGAACTGCTTTCCGAATGATTTTACCCGACCCGGTAAATGACGAGGATGAATCCCCGTTCGAGATTTATACGCTCGATCCTCGAAACACCTTTGTCGTTTATCATAGCGGTCTCGGAAATAAACCTATGATGGGTGTTCGCTATGTTACTCAGAATGACGGAACTACCATCTATTCGGTTTATACCAAAAATCATTACTACGAACTTTCCTATGACGGAGTTCTCGATATGGAGCAGATTTCCCTCGCTCCCGGCATCTTTACTAAAAGCGAGGGGCATATCTACGGCGACATTCCGATTGTCGAATATCCTGCTAACTCCGCTCGTCTCGGCGCATTTGAAATTGTGCTACCGCTCCTCGATGCTTTGAACAATGTTTCCTCTAACCGTCTTGACGGCGTGGAACAGTTCATTCAGTCTCTTCTCATTCTGAAAGGCGTGGACATCGACTCCGATGAGTATAAGGCTCTCAAAGAAAACGGCGGCTTGAAAGTGCCGGTCGAGGGCGATGCTTATTATCTCACGCAAGAACTCAATCAAACCCAAACGCAAACACTCGTTGACTATATGTATCAAACGATACTTGTCATTTGTGGTATGCCTAACCGAAACGGCGGTAGTTCCACAAGCGATACAGGCTCGGCGGTCATTATGCGTGATGGTTGGACGGATGCAGAAGCAAGAGCGAAGGACACGGAACTTATGTTCAAAATGTCTGAGAAGAGATTTCTCAAAATGGCTATCAATATCGCAAACACCTATCGTGATTTGGATTTGAAGCTCTCTTCTATCGAAATTCGTTTCACCCGCCGCAACTATGAGAATATCCAAGCCAAGGCACAGGTGCTTACCACTCTTCTCGGTAACGATAAAATTCATCCTCGGTTGGCTTTTGAACATTGTGGTCTTTTCGTTGATCCCGACCTTGCCTATACTCAGAGCAAGGAATACTCGGAAGAGCGTAAAGCGGAAGCGGCAAAGGAACTTGAAGATTTCGCCAAGACCCAAACAATCAAAGGGCAGTTAAACGCCGAAGATGATGAAGGCTCGGAGGAAGAGTAATGGACTACGAGTACACGGACAAGGTTATTGCCTATATCGACAAACAACTGATTGAACGGTACTCTCGTTTGAAAAGTTTGGTTTCTTTCGATGAGTTGAATGTGTTGCAGGAAGTCAATG